TTCCGACCGACATCCCGCGCGTGTTGGCCAGCAGCATCGCATAGCGGTGGACGCGGCGCTTCTTGCCGAACGCGGGGCCATTGCGCGCGCCGGTCTCGGCGGGTTCATTGCGGCGGGTGATCTGGCCGTCGCTGTTATAGGTAAAACCGACCACGATCTGGCTCAACGACAGGCTGGCGAGGAACGTCTGCGTGAACAACCCGCGGCCCGCCCCGGCAGTAACGCCGTCACCGAACGGCACGAAGCACGATCCGTTCGTCACGAGGAAGTCGCTCGGGCTCGTCGAATAGTCGCCGAGGTCACCGCAATCGAGACCGCCGGCAAATACCTGCACGGTCTTGTCGTTGAGATGCCAGAGGCCGTTTAGGATCACGCCGCCAAATGGCGCACCATCCGTCGGCACCGTCGGGCCGATCAGCGATGCCGGGTTGACCGCGCCGTCGAGGAACCATGCGTCAGCCATCGCGGCATTTTCGTTCGGCGTGTCGGTGAGCAGCTCGACATGACGGATGCCGCTGGCGGTGTCGTTCGTGACCATTGTCACGGTGTCGAGATCGCCCCCGACCGAGGGCCCCGCGCAAATGCTTTCGACGGCGCGGCCCGATCCGAGTTCATGCCGGTGCCAGGCGTAGAAGTCCGGCGGCTGCGCGGTGGCGATGGCGGTACGGCGATAGGTCATCCCGAACAGGGCATTGTTCCCATCCCGGCCCCACACGATCGGCGTGACCGCCTCGGTGTAGGCGAGTTCGGTGATGCCGGCGCTGACGATATGACCGGCCTTGTCGGCCAGGTTCGGCGCCGAGAACTTGCCGGAATAGGCGTCGGCGAAATACTCCATCAGCTTGCGGCCGTAGCGCTTGACGAACAAATTGGCGTGCTCGGTCCGCGCGGGGTCGACGTTCTCGCTGCCGTGCTTGGTCATCCGCCGGGTGGCGATATTGGTCGGAGCGATCGGCCCCGTCGTCGGTGCCTGCACCAGCCATTCGCCCTGCTGGGTGAAGATCACAACGCCCTGCAGGTCGGGCTTCATCGCAAATATCGGGTTCACGCCATCGGAATTGAGCGTGTAGGACATGCCGTTGCTGGCCGCGACGACGCCGTACTGGTTGGTCGGCGCGCAATTGATCTTGTTGCCCTCGATGCCGTTGGAGACGCTGGTATCGAAGCGGTTGGCCACAGCGCCGCCGAGCCATATCCGCCCCTCGTGATAGGTGCCGCAGGTCGGCCATCCCGTGGTGTCGCTGTAGACCCCGAGCCGCCAGGTCGGGATCGCGGTCGTGTTCTTCAGCGGCGGTCCGAGGATTTCGACCGAGCAGCCGGCGCTCGCGAGCGCCGACGAGGTCGGGTTAAAGAACGAAATCTGCGCGATCTCGATAAGGACGCTGTACGAAAAAACTGCCTCGATGGTCGGCGTCACGGTCATGCTCAGTTCGACCCAGACGTAGGGCCATGCCGTGACCTGATCGGACGACACGATCGTCGTCGTCGTCGAACTGCCGCTGAACGAAATGGTACCGAGCAACGTTCCGTCGGACGATGATGCGGGCGCGACAGAACTTGCGCGCAGGTTCAGCGTGTAGAACGGAAACGGAGAGCCGCCGGTAGCGAAGACGGAAAATCCGAAACCGTGATCGATCGAAGGATAGACCGTCACCTGCTGAATGACCTGGGCGCCGCCACCGTAATGCTTGCCGACAAAGCCGGTGATGGTGATGGGAACGTCGACCGGCGGGAAGCTGCCGCTGGCTTCCCGCGTGGCGCATTGCGACGTGACCTTGGAGAACTGTCCGTCAAACGGCGCAGTAATGCCGTTGAAGCCCGTCATGTTGCCGATCGCCGTCGAGCCGGCAATCTGCCGGTCGATGACGTTGGCCAGGCCGGTGATGCGGCCCCAGGTCCAGATCGCGGCGCCCTGGGGGATGTTGAACCATACGACCAGCTCCGACCCGGGCGGCGTGCCGGTCGTGCTGCTTTGAGCCTGCCAATAGGTGGCCGCGCCGGGAACGCCGCTCGGATTGTAGGAGACGGCGACCCCGGCGGAATAGGAGGTGGCGGCGTCCCACTCCGGCGGCTCCGACAACAGCCGCACCAGGCGTCCGACATCGGTCCCGAGGAAGCCGCGCCCGTCATTGATCGCCGTCGCAGCGCTCGCCGCGGCCCAGAACGCCGGACTTGTGGCCGGCGTATTGTTGACGTTCTGGTCGGCCAGCGAAATGTAATTGACGCTCAAATAGGTGACAAAGGCATCTCTGGCATAGGCCTTGGCCGCGCTCCATGCCGCGAACGCGAGCGTCAGGTTGATGATGCCCGACACCGCCGACGGCACCACCTGCACGCCATTGGTGAGCGGATCCAGATAGGGGCCGTCGATGAAGACCGCCGCCTCGATATCGAATTGCGGCTCGACGCCGAGGCTTGGCAGCGTCGTCACGGTCAGCGCCTGCGGGGGGATCATCGGGCACAGCAGGATGTCCGTGGTCTCGGCCTGTACGGCACGCACCCCCGACCACGCGCCGCCGCCGTAGACGGTTGCCAGCTCCTGGATGCGCCTGACGGTGCCGGATACGAACGTGCCGAGGGTGGCGCCGTCGATCGTGGCGCCGGTGATGGAATCGGCAAGGGTGAATTCGGAGGTTGAGGTCACCGTGGCGGCAAACACCCGGCCCTGCAGCAGCGGGTTGTTTTCGCCGAGGTTCTCGAACTGAACGGCAATCGTGCCGGTCCAGCCGTGCGCTGATGTCGCGACCACGGCGGGATTGGCGGCCGAAATGCTGACGATGTTCTGCGCGTCGTTGGTCGAGAGCAGCATCGCGCCATCGCGGAAGCGCAGGAAGCCGTCGGTGAATTCCAGCGTGATCGCGGCGACCTGCTCGAAATCGAACTTGATGGTGCGGCCCGGCGCGCCGCCGCGGGTGGCGCCGGCGTGCATCGTGCCCGGCCGCCGGGTCCATGCGCCGATCTCGACCGGGAACGCATTCAGGCAGATGTTGAGGGAAAATCGATAGTCCGGCCGGTCGACGCGGCCCTGGGCGGCCTTGGAGATTTCGCCGCCGAGGAAGTTGGGAACAAGAAAGGTTGCATCGGCCATGGTCAGGCCCGCACGGTCACATAGTCATCATCCGGCGGATCCGTATGGCCGTCCTCGATGCCGTCGATCGTCAGTGCTGCGTCCTCCCATTGCTTGAAGATGCGGGCAACAAGCTGGATCTGCCCCTTGTCCTGCGTGACCCGGTCGCAGATCGCGAGCGCGATGCGGGCGGACAGGCCCTCGCAAAACAGCGCGTGCATGCGCGAGACGTCGGTGATGTCGGCGACGAACCGCAGCAGGATCGGGCCGGTCTCGCGGCTGGTGAGATAGCCGCCCTCGATCAGCCAGTCGTCATAGGTGACGCCGGAAGGGCCACCTACCACGGTCAGTCCCGGCTTCGGGTTCTGCGGCGCGCGGCGAAGATATCCCGCCGGCAGCAGAAACACGTTCTTGGAATTGGCATCGGGGGACGGCCCGGTGCCCCAGGGGTAAATCAGATTGAGCGTGGTCAGCGTCACGCCGGCCGGGAATTCGGCGCCGCCGATCTGTAGCCATTTGGTCGACCCTGTGCCGTGGACGAACACGGTCGTCCATGGGTTCAGTACCCCGGTGCCGGTCCAGTTCATGCCGCCGTCGGTGGTGGGGTCGTTGCCGATATTGCCGCCGCCGACGGAGCTGTAGATCATGCCGTCCGAGCCGCCGACGGTCGCCGCCGCCCCATAGGTCGTGCCGGCATCCCAGAGCGCGGGCGCAGATGATGGCGTGTTGCCGGTGTTGAGGTCGATCAGGCTCATGTAGGCGACCGACAGATAGGTCACCACCTGATTTTTCATGTAGACGGTGGTCGCCGCATAGGCCGTGGCGGTCGCCGGATTGTCGGAATTGCCTGACTGTAGCGACAGATAGACCCGGTTGGTGCCGTCGCCGGCCGCGGTATAGACGACCTCGCCGGAGCCATAGGCTTCGGTCGAGGTGTACAGCGATACCGAGAGCGGGCCGCAATACGGCTCCCAATAGATCGACAGCAACGGATCGTTGGCGAGATTGTTCGGGATCCGCGACATCCACAGATTGGCGTACTGGTCCGCGACGATCGACCCGACGAAATAGGTTGATGTCGGCGACCAGAGCGATGCGGCAAGCCGCATCGTATTGACGTCGATCGCGCGAAGGATCGTCCGCTTGATTGCGAACGTCCAGTAGCGCTGCATCAGCTCGGCCTCGCGCAACTGGTCGTAGCAGGATTTGATCTCGCTGGCGTTGGCCGAGCCGTCGTTCAGCCCGAGGTAGGGGTCGAGCCGGTTGGCGCCGCAATGCTGCAGCGCGCGGTCGCCGATGTTCGCCGGTATCCTGAAAGCCGTCATGGCCGGACGATGCGGGTCCGGTTCCTGCCCAACAACGCACCAAAAGGACGGGCAGGTTTCCCTGCCCGCTGGAGTTTGGAGGTCGCGCTGGCCTAGCCCTTGATGTCGAAGCCCGCGGCGACGACCTGCTGGGTGTTCTCGAAGAAGCGCTCAAAGGCCTCCATGGCCTTGAGCACCTCGACCTTGGAGGGCGTCAAGCAGTCCAGGATACGAA